TCTGGAAATAAATGTTTTGTAGCAAGACTATACATTAAGTCCTGCATATTATCTTCTAGATCCTTGCCTTTAAAAACCTCTTTACTTGTTTTAAAGTCTCTAATCAAAGCAAACTTTTGCTTCTTATATAAGAACAGCTTATCAATAAAACCTCTGATGCGATAAGCAATCTGCCCATCATTTTTTACGATGTCAAAATCTTGCTCAGAAAGCTCTTTAGTTGGCTTAGCTAAATCCCCACCAAAGAAGTCGTAATTCAAACCATTGAAAGTCATCTCTTTAATGAGTTGAATGTTTTCAATGTCGTCAACCTCTTCCCGTTTGGCATGTTTCATAACCAAACGTTTGATTGAAGGAACGGCAAAAATATCTCCAGCCTCCATGATTGCATCATAGTGACCTTTGCGCCTTTCTTCTCCTAATAATTCAAAAATTAAATGGCAAATAGAACCTCTTTTAGCTCCATCATTGCTAGTGTCAGGCAATTTGAGTTTGTATTTACACCAATACAACCAAGAGCAGCCTTGAGCCGTCTTGATTCTACTTGCAGATAGAGCTGTCTTTGGTTCAGTCATTAATCCTTTTTACCATTTTTATTTCAGCCTTTGTAAACAGTTTGGGATTTTTTGAGACAAAGTTACAAATGTAATCTCTTTGCTCTTGTAAATCTATCTGCCTATTAAGCCACGTATTAATATTATAACCATTTTGGTAGGATTCTCCAAAATCATTTGCCTTTGGAGGTAATTTGATAATCAAACGATCTAAATCAAAATAGTTTGCTAGCTTTAGATAATTTTTGATAGCTGCAATCAACCCTCTATTCTCTGAGGAGGAAGCGTCATTATTAGTTGAGATAAATATCTTATCTATAACCTTGCTAGAAAGGAAATTAATAATATTAGAGCTAGCAGAAAGACCAAAGAGAACCAAGACATTTTTTACCCCTTGATCGTATAACGCCATAGCATCGCCAATACTTTCAACAAGTATTACTTCAGATAGCTTATCTATCTCTTCGTTGCACTCATTATTAGGAACATAAGCTGGATACACCCAAGTGTTCTTCTTACCAATATGCTTCCATTTTGGATAATTATTATCCTCATCAATCTTACGGCCTGAGAAACCTATAATTTGAGTGTTTTCATTATAGACGGGAAATACCATACGACGATACATCTTGCCTACTCCAGCTAAACCAATTTTAAAAGCAACTTGAGTTTCTTCTGAGATTCCCTTGTCTTTGTAAAATTTATAGTTTGGAAATAGCTTGTCTAAAACTTCTTCTGGATAAGATTCTTCCATTTCTATTCTGTCTTGTTTTGGCGCAATATATTCACCACTTTTCCTAATCTTTTTTAGAGTGTCGGAGAAATCTTGATTATCCCCAACGGTCATTCTAACCAAAGCCTCAAAAGGTTGAGAGCCTTTGCTTTCGACAAAATCCATCCATACTCCCGTATTCTTATAGATTTTTAAAGCCGTAGTATTATCCCCGCTTCTATAAAGAGCTTGAGATCTCCAATGATCGCCACAATCAATAAGATTGTAACCCATAGACGAGAGAATCTTCTCAAATTCTTCAGAAGGAATCGAAGTCTGGGATTGGCTCTGGTTCTGGCTGTCTTTGTACATCTGGCTCACTTTGGTCTAATTCTGGATCTCCATTCTGAACACGAACAATATCTCTTAAGTCTCCGCATTCTGAAATATTGAAGTTGTTGAAATCTAGATTAATAAAATTCTTTCTTAAGGTATCTCCAACCAAAACTGGTTCAATTGCTCCAGCAATGTCTCGACCTAAACTACGGTATTTCACACTGACCATTTTATGAGTTCCAAATCTTGGACCTTCTTCTTGAACCTCATCTTCAGTCTTTCTTCTTAGGATAAACATGTGAGAACAGAACTGAGTAATCCTATCTGACAGAGACACAATGCTCTCATCATCAATGACGTTTTGAGAGTTTCTGTTTGTTGTGATTCCAGACCTATTAGATTGAACTGAAGTGATCATAGGAATGATTGGATCTCCATCTTCAAGGATTTCTTTCTGAATACACCTCTTGAATTTATCCACCATATCTCCAACAACCTGCCACTCACTTTTGTTTCCACTTGGAGTATTGGATGTTTTAATATAGTCGAATGAGAACACCATCTTGTTACCTCTACCGACTTTGGAATAATAAAATCTTTTTAAGGTGTTAATCATACTATCCACATCCATGCCGCCGACATTGTAATAATAGAATTTTAGATTCTTTATCTTGGGCCAAACAGCACGAACTTTTGAAACAACATCATTGCCAGCTTGTCTCCATCTTCCACTCTCCAAAAGATGCATTGGCACTCCTGAGTGAGCAGCGCACTGACGCATTATTAATTCCTCTTTACTCATTTCTCCATTATCAAAATGAAGAACGGGAACATCGTATTTCAAAGCCACCTTGGTAGCATAATCCATACAGAACTGAGTTTTACCTACACCAGATCGAGCAACAACAACGGTAATGTTACCCGGACGAAGAAGAGAACCATAAATATCATTGATCTTTTCATGTGGCCCCATCATGCCAAACTCTTCAATGGGGTTGTTTCCTCTGTCTTCAATTAAATGCTCCATATCTTCATAGATATTCTCTGGAACATCATTCCCTATCTCAAATAGATTAATCTTTGAATTGTAAACCTGATCAGCAGTTTCAATGATCTCTGTATAAGAAGACTCAGGAGGCATAGCCTTCATCTTTTTGCTGATCTCAGCACAAGATTCTAAAATCTCCCTGCGGATAGAATACTTTTTAACTTCTTTACAAGTCTTGAGAAGATTCCCAGAGGGAACCGCTCGCATGGAAAGAGATTTGATATACTCTGCTGGGTTTATATTTCCTTCGAAACTTAAACCAACTTCATTCACTCGCTGAGCAATAATAATATTGTCAACTTCTTCTCCTGCATCAACAGCTTGTTTGATGACTCTGAAGATTGTAGCGTGTAAAGAGGATGTTTCAGAATAGAAATCTTTATGGCTAATAAAGTTAGATATCTCAATCAGTGATTGAGGATCTTTCAAAAGCCCAGCCAAAAGCTGTTTTTCTAATTCGTAACTGTAGATCATTTTGCGTCTTCCACCTCTCTTTTAATTCTATCTAGATAATCTGTCAAGGCTGTTCTTAAAGCCATTTCCATTATTACAGAATCAAATTTAGTGTAGATGATTGGATCGCCAGATTCATTAGCAACGACCATAATAACACCCTTATACTTATCCGAATCCCCAGAGATTTCGTATATCTTTTCCACCAAACCCTCTGGGATTGAGAATGTATTGTCTTCGTCACTCATAAATAAATATCTTGATCTTCAAAAAATGAGATATCCACTTGATCGTCTGGATAAATCTCTACCAATTTTATATCGTTATTCAAACAGAAGTCGAGCTTTTTCTGATCTCTTTTTAATTGATCTAAAAATTTGTATCTATTCTTGTGAAAATGTTTTACAAATCTTGTATGTTGCGCTCCTTGAACTTCAATAGCTATCTTCTTATTAGCGTTATAAAAGTCTAAGGATAGCCGACTACCGACTATCCTAAACTCTTCAAATACTACATCATGTTTCCAGTAATCATAAAGGAAATCTTTAACCCTATTCTGGAATTTGCTTCTGCTAGCAGCTTCCCAATCTATATGATATTTCCTAGGGTTTTTAAGATTCCTCAGTTTACCATCTACAGAGTAAAATTTCATTCAACAGAATTGAACATGTTTTTGAAATATGTCACAAGGTATTGGCACAAAGCTGAATCATCTTCAATCAAAGAGAATAATTTATTTTCCCCTTGAACTTTTTCAGGTAAAGAAAAACCACCTTCAGCCAAAACGTCTCTAAAATCATCTGTAATACTAATCCAAGCTCCAGCCTTTTTGATAAACTCCCAAGCTTCAAGAGTACTAACGATTTCCTTCTCAACCCAAATTGAATTGCCTCCAGTCCTGCCATAGCGAATTGGATAATTAATTATAGTGTTGGTTTTTTCATTTGGAGACTTCTTAACGGTAACTTTAGCGTAATGACCAATTGCTGGATTGGTTTTTGAATCCATCTTTTTGTTTGATGGGTTCTGTAAGATAAGATCCCCTTGATACCTAGGCTCAAACTGGATAATCCAGTTAGCAAAGTGCAACAAAGCATTACCTCCTGTTGCGGTAGTCTGACGAACATTACCTTTGACATAAGGGTCTAACTTAATGTCAGCTCGTACCTGAGAAATAAAGATCGCCATATGTCCCCTTTTACCAAGAGCAATAGACATTTTCTTCATGAAGTGCGCTGCAATGTTTGCTCCTCCAGCTACTTGAACAGCTTCTTCAAATTTTTTATCGTTGTCTGATTTTTTGATTAAGCCATCTACAGAATCAAGAACAAAACAATACTTATTCTTTTCGTCGTTTGTAGTCACAAGCTGCCTCATTAGATCCACAACAGTCTCGTAAATATTAGACTCAAAAACAAAACATGTGCCATCTTCCCAGTCATCAGCATCGTATACAAATTTAATACCACATCTCTTGATCATCTCATCTGAAAGTCTACCTTCAGCTTTGATGTAAACACCTTTCGCTTTAGGCATCTTCAAAAAGTTCTTCATAACCTCCAAAGACTCTGAGGTTTTTCCGCCTTCATTCATGCCGACGAACCTATGCAGTCCGGGTCCGAAACCACCATCAAGATGGTGATCGAACTCTAAAGAACCACTTGAGACTCTGTAATTAATCTGTTCTTCATAATTGAAGTGATCATCCTTATTGTTTTTCAAGAAACTATTCAATAGTCCTCTTGAACCTACTTGAGTATTTTCTTTCTTCTTTGCCATTTCTTTTGTCTTACTTTTCATCTAAAAAATCTTTAAGAGTTTTCCTCTTTTTCTCTACAACCCGGTCTTTACCGCTCTTAGCCCGTATATTATATTCCGGGTATCTAGTTTCGTCCACAACATAATTGAAGGCTCTAAATTTTTTATCTAGAGTCTCTTTTAATTTTGAGCTTACCAAATAAGCTAGAGAGTCGAACTGTCTGTAAAAATTAACGACATTCATAAACTCTAAAGAATATCTATCCACAAGATCATT